CCATACCTAAAGGAGTATTAAATGTCGTTCAAGAAAAATAAGTACACAGTATTAAAGAAAGTTATCTCTCCTGAGTTAGCAGCTTTTGTTTATAAATATTTTTTAAACAAAAGAAGGGTATCAAGATTTTTATTTGATCAAAAATACTTATCACCATTTAACACAGAGTTTGGTATATGGAATGATAAACAAGTACCTAGCACATATTGTCACTATAGCGACGTAGCAATGGAGACTTTGTTGCAAGAAGTCAAACCTGTTATGGAAAAACACACTGGTGTAAAACTCAGTGAAACCTATTCTTATGCAAGAATTTATAAAAAAGGAGATGTCCTACCTCGACACAAAGATAGATACTCATGTGAAATATCTACTACGTTGAATATAGGGGGTGAGCCATGGCCTATATATTTAGAACCAACTGGAAGAACCGGTCAAGCTGGAATAGAAATTAATCTTACTCCGGGAGATATGTTAATTTACTCTGGTTGTGATTTAGAACATTGGCGAGAAGAATTTAAAGGTAAGGATCATGCACAGGTGTTTTTACATTATAATAATTCAAAAAGTAAGAACTCTAAAAAAAATAAATTTGATAAGAGGCCTTTTATTGGTTTACCTACCTTCTTTAAAGGCTTTACTCTACCTAAGAAATAGACTATAATATAAACTTGCGGGGGGATGACCCACCACGAATTCCCCTTG